GATGATCTGCCCCTCTGGGAGTATGCGAGTCCGCGCAATCGCTAACGCTGCACCAGTCGCCCCCGCGAGGTTCGCCCACGCGAGGTTCGCCCGTGATCCGCCATAACCGCGCAGCCACTTACCGTGATCTCCGAGGATCTCTAGCCACTGCTTGTGCGTGGGCGTCTCGCCTGCCCAGATCATCGCGACACCGCAATATAAAGCAGCGCAGCCAAAGCGGCGAGCCCGCAAACTGCGTAGACAATGGCCAGCGCCCGCGCGTTGCGATCATCGCGCGTGTTCCGCGCCATGATGAGCCGGTACTGCTCATCGGCCGCAACAATCGCGCGGAGTCGCGCCTGCTCGGCCTCGGTTATCCGTTCCCGCTGTGTCATCGCGCGTATCCGCCCTTGGAAAAAATAGCCGACTCATCGACGCCGAGCGCCGCCGCGATCCCGCGACGCACACGCGCCTGGATCTTTCCGCCCGCCTCATTCTCGATCGTGCTGAGGGTCCTCGTGGTCACGCCGGCCGCGTCCGCGATGTCGCGCTGTCCGCGCTTTTGTTCAAGTCGCAATCGTTTGATTCGGATCATGGACGCGAACATTACTCCTACTCTTTCTCGCGTGTCAAGAAATTTTCTTGACAAGGAAAAGTTCATGAGCCTAAACTCCGATCATGCACGCGATCACGCTCGCAGGACTCAACGCACATCGGTATCAATTTTTGCTCTCCGCGCTCGGTGCCCGCGACTGGTGGGCCAAGAACACGCGATGGCTGATCCATCATCATCAGCCGCACCAGGCCGGCCAGTCCGCCCGCACCACGGCCCGCCTCGCACGCTACGCAATCCGACTCGCCGATTCACTCATTGAGGAGACTACCAAATGACCCAATTGAGCCGAAGCGCGCTCACTATGACGCAATTGCGCCGGAGAGCCGAAAAGGCTGGTGCAGGCCATTACATGCAGTGGTTTGTGCGTCGCGATTGGGGACTCGGCCGCAAGCGCTACCTAATGGAGATACGCTCCGACCATCGCGACATTATGGCCAGCGCGATCGAAGGCGCTCTCTCCGCTATCGACCGAAAGGCTAATCAATGACCCAAGACGAATTCACGCGCGCACTGATCGCCCTCGGATTCCGGACGCATCACCCCGATGCCGACCCAGAATCAACCCCGGAGCGGTACGAATACCCGGACGAGCCCAGAGACGCCTACCCGCTGGCGGAGAGGTTCACCGCCCATGTCTAGCGCCAAATGTGAAGGCATGTGCGGCCGGCCGGTCAGCGATCCCGGCAAGTGGTGCCTAGAGTGTTTCTTCGACGACGATTCCAGCGTCTTTTACCCGGACCGGATCAAGCCTGGATGCCCATACTGCAATAACACTCGCTTCAGCGTAGTCACAAACGGCCGAAGAGGAATCTACGTCGAATGCGACTCGCGTAACTGCCCTTGGCATCACACCCCGAGCGATGCCGGCATCATCGCGCTAGCCGTCGCGGAATACCAGGCGAACAGGATTCCGGCATCACGAAAGCCCTGAAAGAAAGGACCCGAACCTAACCATGAGTGAGTCAGACTCCCGCCTGAGATTCGAGATTTATCACACCGCCTTCAAGCTCTGCTTCGGTGGCAAGGAAGACCGGCGACGCCGCTATCTCCCGACTGCTGTATCTCGTTCAACTGCTCCGCGAGGGGCTAACAAAGGACACTCAATGACCATCACCTGCCGATTCACTCCCAAGGACAAAGGCCCAGTCGCCGAGGCCGCCATCGAATTCCACGAGGACTGTGGCCCCCTCGCGGGATTCGAGATCAACTCCATCGCCATCTGGCGAAAGAAGGACGGGCCGGGTTACTACGCCTCATTCCCTTCGCGTCAGTATCAGGACAAGACAGGCGCGAAGAAGTATCACACTTACATAACGCTGCGCCGCGATCCGGCGATCCCCGACTCGCAGAAATGGGCGCTTGGGAACTGGGTCGTTTCTCAATACGAGAACCACATCGGCGAAGGACGGGGGACATTCTAATGAACACGTCGCCATCAATCGCCGCACTTGCCGAGGCGCTTTCCAAGGCCCAGGGCGAGATAACCTTCGCAGCTAAGGGCGCAGCGAATCCCTTCTTCCGCTCGAAATACGCCGACCTTGCGAGCGTTTGGGACGCGATCCGCCCCGCGCTCTCAAAGCACGGACTCTCCATCGTCCAGAACGTTGAGACGGTACAGGGCGCGTCCCCGGTCCTCGTCTCGGTCGAAACGATCCTTCTTCATTCGTCGGGCGAATGGTCGCGCTCAACCCTGGATGTCCCCGTGATCCCGTCCGTCGTCGAGAAGGGACAGCCGGCAATGGTGACCCCACAAGGCATCGGCTCCGCGATCACCTACGCCCGCCGGTACGCTTTGGCGTCCATCGTAGGCGTCGCCCAGGCCGACGACGACGGGAACAGCGCGAGCGGCAAGGTCTCCCCTGAGCCCGAGCGGATGTCCGAATCTGCCCGCGCGAATCATCAGGCAGCCATCGAGGGCGCCGATACGCTTGAAGCCCTGAAGACGGTGTGGCAGTTGGCCGTAAAGGCCTGCGGAGACGATCAGGACGCACTGCGCCACCTGACCACCGTCAAGGACGCCATGAAAGCGAAGCTAACGCCGCCTCCGCGAAAACAAGCCAAAGGCCCTAATCCGTTTGGCAGCGATCAAGAGGAGGCTGATTATGCCGGTCACGATCTGCCGGCGAAGGCGAAGGCATGAACCCGGCAGGCCTTGGCCGCGTCCGCGCATCGCAGATATCCGCCGTCCTTGCCAAAGGCAAGGGCAAGACCCGCGCCTCCCTCCGGGATCAACTGGTCGCCGAGCGCCTGACGGGGCAGTATGCGCCATCCTACGAGTCCGATGCGATGCGATGGGGATCAGAACAGGAGCCCTTCGCACGCGCGGCCTACGAGGCAGCCACGGGACAGCTCGTGGATAAGCTCCCCGGCAGGTCACACCCGCGGCTCGAGTCCGGCGCGTCGGCCGATGGCGAAATCGGCGACGAAGGCATCCTCGAAATCAAGTGCCCGAACACCGCGACGCATGTCGGTTGGATGATTGATGGAGTCGTACCGCCCGAACACGTCCCACAAATGCAATGGCAGTTAGCCTGCTATCCCGAGCGGAAATGGTCAGACTTCGCCAGCTATGACGTTCGGATGCCGGAGCCTTCCCGGCTTTGGATCGCCCCGCGATTGGTCCGAGATGACGCCTGGATCGCGATGGCCGAGGCCGAGGTCGAGAAGTTCCTCGCCGAAGTGGCGGGAATCGTCGCCCGCTACCGCGTATGAACCACGCTTGAAGACAACCTTCCCGGCCACGATTAACCGCGGGGTTATCTGCCCCCATCCGGCATATGCCGGGAGGGTCGCCGTGGACTTCGCGCGGTTCAAGCCAGGCGAGCCGTTGACGGTGACGGTCGAGAGCGAGGCGCGCCGCCGGACCCTGCGCCAGAATTCCCGCTATTGGGCACTCATCGTACCGGCCTTTGCGGACTGGACAGGATATGAGTCATACCCGGAGCACCTCGAGAAGCGCGACTTGGCGGCGCTAAAGGACTCCGCGCATCGCACACTAAAGGCGATGATCCTCGGCCCCAGGACGGTGACGCGGACGCTTCCGAACGGTCACACGATCGAAGAGATTCAGGAGCCATCAACTAAGGATCTGACCACGGCTCAATTCGCCGAGCTCCAAAACAAGGCAGAGAAGCTCTTAAACGAGAATGGAATTTACCTCCCCGCAGACGAAAGGATTTTATGAGACTCACGCTAGCCGTTACCGCCGCCTTCGCCGCTGCCTGCTCATCGCCGGTAGCACCATCGGTGGCGTCAATCCAGCCACTCGCCGCGCTTGTGCCAGATGCTCAGCGTGCCGCCGTCGATCCGTCCCCTACGCCCACGCCGACGCCTGCGCCGACACCCGCGCCAACACCGGCCGCAACGCCGACGCCAACCGCGACGCCTACACCGGAACCGCCGTGTCGAGCCGAGTCACCGGTCTACCATTGGGCGGTATTGCGAGCCGTGGGGATACCCGTCAACGTCAGAATCGACCAGTACACCGCGGCAGTGGTGATCGCGATACGTGCTCAGGGAGTTAGCGCCGAAGTCGGGCGCGAGCCTGGAGTCGTGTTGACCAAGGCATCAAATGTCTTCTCGGAGTCATACCGCGTGTATATCGAGCGCGTCGGTCCGAGACAGGATTACATCGAGACATGCCGGCCCGCGCAGTTCTAGGCCTGATCCTAGCTTGCCTGCTAGGCCTACTCGCGTCGTTAACTCACTGCCGTTAGAGCCCAACCGTCGGGAACGGGTCGCCCTGGATCATCACGCCACCCGCCGAATACACCGCATCAAACACGCGGTCTAGTCTCATCGGCTCCATCATGCGGCCGAAGATCACGTCGGACTCAGTGTCAATCGGGACCGCGACCACGGGATAACGCCCCTGCTCTGATCGCAGCCAGAGAGCGCCTGTTAGATCACGAGCCGCCGTCAGTGATCGCGGGCCAACAGTCATAGTCAGTAGTTGCCGTGGATCGCGCGAGAACGAATAAACCGATGCGCGCCCCGAAGGTCCGGTGTTGCGGACGCCTGGTATTTCATCCTCGATTGAGAAGCCCCAATCTTGAGACGTGGCCGCGGTCTGGTACTGGCCTAGGACAGCCTCTCCGGTGTAAGGCGCTTCATGGTTTGTACCACTCAGGAGTATCTGCCAGTACTCGGCGTATACGATTGAGAAGGTCGAATAGAAGGCTGGTCGCCTAATCGTCATCGTTGACCGCGTCGTCCATGCGGAGCCGTCATCTGAGGATTGGACTAGCGGACTCACTGGACCGTAGTTATGCCCGAAGATCCCGGCGAATGTCACGCCAGACACTAAAAGAATATCGTCGAAGTACGCTGGGCCTGACTCACAGTAAATCTCAATTTTGAGCGGCATCGTATCCACGCGGCAAGCGTCGAAAGATTCAACCGAAAACTGCAAGTCTTTTTGAGTGTACGTCGCCGTCGAATGCCCTATGCAGAAAGTCCGCGTAGTCTGCCATGCCGCGGCAGCCGTAAGGTACTTCCCAGTCCGGAGATTCTGAACGTACACGAGCCCTTGATCTGCCCCCGCGCTCGCAACCTTGATCCACGCGGTTATCTGAAACGCTTCTCCTGCCGAAACGGTTACAGTCTGGCTGAGAGATCCGTAATTGACCCCGCTACTACCGTCGAGCTTTGCGGCCTTAGTGCCTGAATTCACCTCGGCACCGACCGACGTCTCTGCCGCCGATCCAGTCCCAGCGCTTCCGTTCGTCCATCCAGAAAGGGAAGCGGTTTCAAACCCACCATTGCTTAGACGATTCTGTCTCACACGAAAGTAAGAATCGTCACTCGTGCCGCTAAAAATATGAGGGCTTCCGGGGTCTGAATCGTACAGTTTAGTTATCGCCCCGTAAGCGTGCCCTGCCGGGTCTTCGCTAACGGTCCCGACGCTGAACAGGTTAAACCGTGACCCCGTCAAATACAGGAATGACATCAGAGGTTCCTCCCGCTTTCATAACTGTTTCTGACATACTGCCAGGAGTGAATCTTCCGGATGAGCCCGAGCAGCTCCGCCGATCCAGCCGCGCTCCCAAAGTCAAAGTTAGACGAAGAAACCTCAGTCATTGCACCGGATGCCGTGCCCGAAACTTCGACAACACCGTTAATGTACAGCGTCATGGTGTAACTCGCGCCATTCTCATCTTGACTACCAGACCATGAGGCTTCTACCGCGTACCACGTCCCGGAAATAGGCGTCGTTGTAGATGTGATTGTCGTGGTAGTCCCCGCCGCGCGGATCGCAAACTTGATCTTTGTCGAAGCGTGATCGTAGTAAACCTTTGCCCAGTTGTTTGTGTCGTGATAGACGTAAGCGATAGTCCGATCCTGAGAGATAGTGCCGGTAAGTTTTACCTCGCACGCGAACCCGCCTTGCGCCGCCGACCATGTACGCGCCGCGGAATTATTAGAGACGTAGTAGCGCGTGCCCGCGAGGATCTGGAGTCCGCCGTCCGCGTACCCTGGGATATTAGCCGGAACAGTCTCAGACTCTCCCACCGGGTTCGTGAAGGTTTCCTCAGCCGCTCGAGTAAAGGTCCACGTGGCGCCAGGCGTAGCAAACCGCGCGATCCCATCGCCGAGTACGCCGCTCGCCTTCGGACTGTAAGCTAGATCACGCACAAGGCAAAGGACAGGACGCATGTCTTTTAGCTTGGCCGTGGCTTTCATCGCATTTAGGTCGATGTCAATTGAGTCTAGCGCCATAGGCCGCGTCTCCCACACTAGAGGACCCCACCCGTAAGAGCTAGGGTGTGGAGCCGCGATGTGACGCATGCGGACCTTTCCAAGCGCAGGGGATACCGCCAGAAGATCGAGGTTACCTCCGAACTTCAGAAACGATTCAGGCCGCCGCCGTAACAATAACTCCACGCTCGCCAAATGACGAGACACGTCAAGCGTTGCAGGCTTCGGCAGGTAGACGACAGAAACCGTCACCTCGCTAACCTCCGGAGCGATGCGAGCGCCAGGAGACGGGAACCCGGTAACGTCGTACCACGCGCCGAAACGCGCGGCATTTACCTGAGCCTGAGTCCAAGGCGCGGACGTAGAAGGGTTAGTAGACCAAGTGAAGGTGTAGTTTGCAGATGAGCCGGAAGTAGCTTGCGAACTAGCGGTGTATGTCGTGCTTCCGACGCGCACCTGCCCCGCTACGTGGTTCGTACCTGACACACCGGAGCCGTCCTTCGCGCGGATTGTGACAGTCACAGAGTCGATACCGACCGCCGCAGGCATGTCGGTAAACTCGCACAAGAATTCCCACTGGTCTACCGTCTCGAAGTTATCCGTGCCGTAGGCATAAGTAGAGTCGTTAGTATCACTGACAACAGAATAAAAGTTTGCCCCAGACGAGAAAGAATAAGACGAGTTTGAGTAATCGCTTTGCGCGGTCAGTGTCGCTGTTAGGCTCATGTGGATTCGCTCCACTCTAGAGACAGTTCGCCAGGAGTATCGCTAACCACGCCGGCATCCACTACTGAGAATGTTGACAGATACTTGCTTTCCGCGTGACTGTAGCTTTGCTTCACGGTGTACCGCGATGTCACCGACCAGTCGTCTTCTTCGAACGCCGGGGGCGCTACTTCGTCGCGCGACCATACCCACTCAGTGCCGCCGTACATGGCCGAGAAGATGTCATCGTTCGCCACCCATATCTTGCCTGAGTAGGTCCATCCGCAACGCATCCGCCATGATGTACACCACGTAGAGAGCACGTCTTGCCCTGTTGTCGCATCAGAAGATCGCCACGAGCCAGTAGCGGCAAGCGCGTCCATGTAATCCTCTGCGGCAGATAGCGCCGTCGAGTCTATCAGCGCGTTTGTGCTGATCCACGATCCGGTCATGTAGTCGCCTAGGTACCAGTTAGTCAGCAGGTGCGCCAACTGTAGCGCAGGGTTAGTAATAACGGACCCGGACCCATCGCCAACGGTCTCATATCCGAGAGCGTCAACTGTTACGTCAGCCCCGTCTGCCGTGGCCGCATCGGTAGACGAGAACTTTATGACTGTGTAAATGCGCCCGTTGCGCGTCAGATACTCCGTTGTCCACGTGCTACCTGATACCTGTGTCCCGTTGACATATGCCCGCGTGATCGTCTTGGCTTTCCCAGCGCAGACAAGATACCGATAAAGAATGTTGTCAACGTAAAGCGTAGGCACCATTCCCGGCCCCGTCTGGAGCGAGGATGCGTCATGCTCGCCATACAGAATCGGCGCGAACTCATCCAGCACCTCGGCCTTGCAGTTAGGCCACGATTGGCGCGTGAGTTTCCATGCGTCAGAGCGGATTCTCTGGATCTTTTGATCGTCCACCCTGACATCTAACGCCGCGACGAATGGCTCCGGGAATGAAAGCTTTGCCAGCTTGCCGACAAACAGAGTAGTCCAGTCAGATGACTCAGATTCAGTCGTCATCAGGTATATGGAAACATCAGACTCGCGGATTTCGTCTGCGTTAGCTCCGTCCTTGATAGACAAAAGCGTCCGGTCAGTGTCATGGATGAGGATACGCCCTGACACAGTAGACAGCCGCCCTCCGATCCTTGAAGCCGCATACCTCAACACCGGCCAGGACTTGACGTTTCCGCCGTGGTGACCGCCTGTAAGACTGGTGAACGGAGCGGCAGACTCACGGAGCGTCAACCCAGGCAGGTCAGCCGTCATGCCGATGACAGCCAGCCCACGGCCTCCTGTGATGTCGTCGAGACTAGCCACGGCCCGCCATCGCGTCCCGCATCCACTCGCCGCCAGGTCCGCCCTCTTCGAATTGCCTTGCTACCACGCCGGCGATTACAGAGCCGTCCATGTTGAGCTCGGTTGTAATAGTTGATTCCACGAACACCGGCCGATCCGCGAGCGCCTTTACCGCGTCGGCGATCTTGGAGTAACCTGATTCAAGCGCCTGCGCCATGCCGCTTTCACGATCGCGCGATAGATCCTCACGGCTTCCGCCGAGCGCAGATTCTTTCGCCGCCTGAGTAAACGCCTGCTCAAACTTCGGGGGCGCCCCGCCGAGGGTCGTGGTAAGCGCGTCGAGTGACAGGATAAGCCGCTCTTCAGATGACGAAGCCAGCCCGATTCCTGCCTTTTGAGCTTCGTCGAAAAGGCCCTGAGAGCCATCGAGGCTAAAGCCATACTTCGCCGCCGCGTCCTTGAGCGTCGTGAGATAGGTACCGCTGGACATCAAGGCGTTTTTCATCGCCTGGTCCATCGTCATCCCCTGATCGAGCGCGGCCTGCTTCATCTGCTCGTAACCGCTAACAGCCTGCCGCTCGAACGCACGGAATTGTTCGATTGACATCGGGATCTGAGAGTTAGCCATCGAAGCTAACGCATCGGCGAATCCCTTGGACCCTTCGGCCGCGCCCTTGAACGCGGTGTTACCTGCAAGGTCGATCTGCTCTGACATCGGCCCGAGTAGCGCGTTAATCGTTTCGTCAGACGCGCCCGCGGCCTTGAACTTCTCGAGCATCTTGTCGCGGATCGGCGCGAACGCTTCGGCCGCAGCGATAAGCCCTTTGTCTTTCCACGTCTGCCAAAAGACCATCGAGGCTATCGACGCTTGATCCGCCATCTGTTCGGGCGTAGTGACTGCGATACCTGACACTCCTGCCAAGACACCGGCCGCGCCCTTTGACAGTTGGTCACCGGTGAAGTTTCGCCAAGCCTCTGCGGTCGCCTGCTTCGGAGGTTCTGGAGGCGGTTCCTTTGGCTTCTTTTTGAAAAGCCCGAATAGCGCGGAACCGATCGACAGAGCGCTACTCGCGATCTGCCCATATGTTCCGAGTTTGCCAAGGAGGCCAGTCACACCGGTCCCGAAGTTAGTCTTGGCCATTCCGCCAGTGCCGAATAGAGAACCAAGTCCTCCGGCAATGCCAGCGCCACCGCCTGCAATCGCTGCTATTGCTTTGCCAAACTTGGACCCTGACACGCTCGCAACGTTTGCAAGATTCTGAAGAGCCTGCGCAGCGTTGAACGATGATGTCTTTAGATTGTCAGTGTTCGAGCCGGACAAGAACGCGCGGTCTTGCATCGCTTTGTAATCAAACGTCGTCGCTATGCCCGGCATTTCAAGCGGAATGGGCTTGACGCTGCCCGACACCACAGTCACGCCGCCTATTTCAGTCGTAATTCCTGGAGCGAATCCGGCGCGCGTAGCGCCTTGAGCGATCGACTCCCTAACTGCCCGCGCCAGCGCAGCCGCACCTCGCGGTATCTCGCTCATTGCTTCCATGAACTCCTCGGCAAAAGACTTGCCCGCGGCCTTTCCGGCCGCACCGAAAGAGTTAGAACCACCCGAGCCACCGCCGAACATAGAGCTTTTCTTGAACGTAGCATCGGCCGCGTCTACTGCGTTAGCAGCCGACACCACGTTTTTCTGAAACGCCTCGATGGGCTCAAGCATCTTGCCCATGATCGCGCCAAGGTTAGCCGACGCGAAACTCTTCCCGATGTCAAAGCCAAACAGCTTAGAGAACATCGCGCCGCCCGTCAGGCTCCAAAGCTGCTGAACCGCCTGCGCAACGGCGAAGAATCCGACAACTAACAACTTCAGTCCCTCGGCGAGAGCGTTCACGCCATCGAGAGCGTAAGACAAACCGCTTTTCACCCACCCGTTAAGCGTCACCTGATTCGCTTCGACCCATCGGGATAGGTTGCCAAACATCGTGCCCAACTGTGACACCGCCGCGGCGAACGCTGGAGACTGGCCTATCGCCGACGCCATGCGCATCACGAACGCATCAAACGCCATCCCGACTTCGGACACGCGATCGCCCAGTGCCTCAGACGCGGCGATTACCTCATCCGACAGGATGAGCCCCAACGCGCGAGCCGCGGCCTCTTTCATGTCAGCGGAGAACATCGGGATCAACTGCGCGGCGCCACGGCCGAAGATCGCCAATGCCGCCGCCGCCCGTTGCGTCCCGTTCTCGATCGCGCCGATAGCTCCACCGACCGCGGAAAACATCGCTTCTGGACTCATCGCGCGGAGCTTGTCAACCGAAAGGCCAAGCCGGCTGAAGGCCTCGTCTCCCTTCGTTACCGCGACGGAGAGAAGCCCTGACGCCTTTGCTACTGCTTCAAGGCTCGTGCCGCTATTCGCTGCGACGTAGTTGTAGAACTGTAGCGCCCTGGTTCCGATCCCGAGCCGGTCGCTAGTTGTTTGAATCGTGTCCGCGTACTTAAGCAGCTTCGGGAGAGCGCCTGACACAGTGCTAGCGACCGCGCCCAACGCGCCCAGGAATGCGTTAGCCGCCGTCGCTCCGATCGCGAACCCCGCGCCCAGGCCAGCACCGCCCGCGAGCGTAGACGCGAACTGAGACATTTGGGATTTGAGATAGTCAACGCCTTGCCCGACAGACTTCGCCTGAGCAGGAGTCTTTCCCAACTCCTCGTTAAACTGCTGGATGCTTTTAACGGCACCAGACGCATCGACCGATATCGCTAGGCGGATGTCACTGGCCATTAGTTACACCTTCACCTTCTGAACCGGCGGGGAGATGATCGCGGAAACCCGCTCGTCTGCGATTACAAACGAGACGCGCGAAAGCGTCATAGAGAACTCCTCTGCCGTCAGACCGTACACCCGCGCGACGTTCCGAGCCCGGACACTTGCAAGATGCTTGAGCCGATCGCGGATGAGAAACTCTAGGATGTCTACCTCTGGCCCCATGCCGGCCGGTAACTCGACGCGCCCACACTCCCGCCCTGTGGCCTTGTACGCTGCTTCTAGATCCGCTGAGATGCATTTTTTCTCTGGTCCGCCTTTGACCACGCACGCCCCACAACGCGCGTCGATTGACGCGTATTCGATCCCAGACTCGGCAGGTGGCGGACCCTTCATGCCGAGTCGGAATACTACGAAGTCGCGGAGCGCCGATCTTTTCCCTCTTCAATGACGGCCTCTTCCGTCGCTTTAGACGCGGCCAAGCGACCGTGAGCGTTACTTACTCCAGTCGCAATCTCAATCTGATCATCAAACAAACGCTTCTTGATTTCTGGCGTCCACTTACCGTCGAGGGTTACCCAGTCGCCGGGGACGGCATCGGGAAACACATCATGAAACAGCTCTACGGCCTTTGGATCGCCTAGCTGAATCTCGAAGCCCTCAGTCTCGTGAAGCGCCAACGCCGCCGCCTCGCGAACGCATTTCGAGAACGAGTCAGCGGCGGCCACGCGCCCTTCAGCCGAGCACTTCGGGTCGGAGATTTTACGCATAGCTTCGCCGACCGTTCGCCCCAGGCGTTCCCGGACAGCCGTAGGGAGGATCTTCAGGTGGAGATATGCGCCCGTCTCAACCTGTTCTCCGTCGTTCTCCATCAGGTAAGGGACGCGATGAGTTACCGCGCCCTCTAGCTGTCTAACGACACGATGCAGTTTCGCCATGTCGTTACGTGGTGAACGGGTTAGCGTTCAGCTGCGAGTAAACGTCAATTACGCATCCGTCAACGTCGCCGGCAGTGAACCCGGTCGGAGCCGTGGACGTGAGCGAGAACTCGTACTCCTGATCCCACGAGATACCGTCCGGCCCCTGGACCGGTATGATGTCACTCGGAAGGGAGCGAAGGTTAGGCATCCACACAAACGCCTGGAAATACTGAGTCGCCGCGCCTGCCAAGACGGAGGAGGTGAGTTCAACCTTTGCTTTCTTCGCCGTGTTGGCCAGATGGTCAGTGAGAAGAACGAGGTTTCCTCCCGTGCCATTCTGAAGCATCCCGTAAGTCACTTTGAGCTTGCCCTGGACGAAGCCCGTAGGCCTGAACAAAGAGCTCTTGTTGCCGCGCTCCGTGGTGATGTTTTCCGCGGCACCTCGCTCAATCGTGACTTCCCAACCGGCGACGTAGATAGGCGCAGCCGCAAGCGAGCCTGCCGTCTGGTCGTTGAGCTTGAAGAGCGACTCAGAGAAAAGCGCCCGCTGATAGTTCAGGACCGTGACGTTATCAATCGTGGTCGTGGTGTTGACCGCCGAGCTGATGGTCACGTCATCGGCGATGCCTTCGACGTTAATCATCACGTCCTCTTTTTCCTTCGAGGACAGTGTGACTTTCGTGACCCAACACGCCGGACACTCGACGACGGTCGTATCCTTGATCCCTTCATAGGCCAACGTCCCGATGACGGTATCGCGCCGGGCGAAACGATAGCGATGCTGATAGGCCGATGTGTCTACCGTCGTCGGCGCGCCACTGATCCCGCCAAAAAGGTTAGCTAAGACGCGCTCGAACCCCTGGTAGGAATAGTTAGCCTCGAAGCTGAATGTAGCCTTACGAGCGCCAGGGCTTGAGATCCGCTGATTGAATCCGCCCGTGATCGACATATCGGCGAGGGGTTCCACGCCGCCATTGACCTTGAAGTTACGCGCGTAGATCCCGTGACCGGCACCGCTCGCCGTGGCCGTCCCAAACGTGGTTGCGGCGTTGTTCCACGAAAGGATTCCTTCCTGACCGATTCCTCTAGCCATTTACTTCTCCTTCTTCTCGGCCTTCTCGGCCTTTTTGTTAGGTATTGCCAAGCCGGCCGCGATCATTCGCGCCGCCGTGTCGTCGTCTGTCTCGAACGTTTCGCCGGCCGCAGGAATGAAGATCCCGCCGTAGCCTGGAAGCTCTCCAGCCTCGACCTTAGATGTCAGTTTCATTGTCTTCGAACGCTCCCGTCGTATTCGACTGAAAAGCTAATCACGGCCGCAAGCCATCCGGCCACATTGTAAGAGTAATCGGCGAGGGTCTCGCCGCGGAGCACGTTCCAGACAAGCCCGTCTAACGTTGACTCACGGAGAAGAACAGTCCGCACGTCGTGAACGCATCGCGCAATCACAGTAGGCCCTAGCGTAGCGGCCTCCGTGTTTCCTGCGTCGTCGTCGTCCTCGTCGTCTGGCAATCGGTCCGGGTGAGGATCGCGCCTGACAATCAACACCTCGAACCCGGCTTCGGCGTCGAAGTTTGCAATTGTCGAAGAACCGCTCGCCCCGTGGCTCATCGCGTCCTGTGTCGGTTTCACGAACAGGAGATGCTCATAGGAGTCGTCAAGGCTAACCGTCTCAAAGTCAAGACAGCGTTTCACCGCGTCGGGCGTGTACCAAAAGGTATGCCCACCGTCCTCGTTGATCTCTCGAAGACGCGCCACAATCGCGCGGCTGATCTGCTCGTGAACAGGCTCAGCCATTGATTACCGCCGCAACACGAGCCCGAGCCTTTTCCATTTCAGCCGGGAACACTCCCGCCGTCTTGCTAACGGCGCGGTCGATGAAATTGTCAGGCTCGAACTTGGACCCAGGATGACGCACAACTCCACGAGCCGCGAACCCGCGCGCCTTGTTACCGATGAATTTACCGACAGAGCCGATGCTATGGCGCTTAGTCCGGTCGCCAGTTGCGACTATCGCAGCGATACCCTTGACTCGAACGTTCGCGGTGTATGTCTCACCGATCTTTCGCGGCCGCTCACGCTTGATTACGGTCTTAAGCCCGGCCTTTGAGTACCCTTTCCCGAACATCGCTCGGCCGATTCCACGCGACGCGAACTCCTTCGCAATCGTTCGGCGAAGCGTATTCTGCCCGCGCTTGATTGCGTTCATCGTTTCACGGGCGATGACCTGATCCGCAGTCTTCAACCGTGCCAGTTTCGGCGAAGCGTAGAAGGTGACACTCACAGCGTCACCTCGTCGAGCTCGAAGTCGCGCTCGCCCGTCGAATCAAAGATATCCCCTCGGCGATACGGGGCCAGGTCGCTCTTGATGTCATCCGACAAGCGCGCCGAACTCCACCGCGTGAAGTTACCCAGCTGGTCACTCTGTGACTGGACCCCAAGAGTCCCGCGCGTCCACTCCTGATAGATCGGCCCAGCGACGCGAATGCAGATATCCACTAGATCCGATGGCAGCGTAGATATCCCACCGAAGCCGCCAGAGTACCGGACCTTGATCGCCCGGTAGCCGGTTTCCCAGGAGTCCGGCAGACGGTCCAAGACCCGCTGCAAGGTCCTCGTGCCCACGATCTCATACTGCGACGTGGTAAGAGCCGTGGCCGCGGCATACAGCCGGTCGTAGTCTTCGTTCACCTCGGCGATGGCGTAGATACGCTCGAGAAGATTGATTCGACTCCGAGCGCTTCCAAGAGTGTGGTACTCAGTCATTCCGACCGATGTCCCGAGCTTGATCGTTCGGACTGCGTTAGACGCCGTGGTGTACCCCGCCACGGTTACGGCAGATACCGCCGAGAAGAACTTTCGCCCATGTTGGCGCGGCCCATCCGCCAGTTGAAACACCTCAGTCTGTCCAGCCGTCCCGCCGACCGTCCCGGTTACAGTGACCGTCCCATCCGACACCAGACGCGCGGTATCGACGAGGGAGAGCACCACGGTTCGGCCAGCAGAGTCAGGCTGCGCCGCGACAGATAGAGCGCCATTTGCGAGCGTAGCGGACGCGACGAGGTTCGCGGCGCCTGACACCTCCTCCGGCGCCCGGTACCGCAAACGATAACCCGTTTCAGTCTCGATCAGCCGCGAGGCCGTAGCTATCGCGCGCTCGGCGATGTCGTAGCGATCAGACCCTTTGATATTGAGCGTATCGCGGAAGTCTGACAGCGACGCTAGAGAGTAGGCTTGGAGCATTAGCCGACGTGACGGCGTGGCCTACCATCAGACCACGCCGCCAAGCTCCTCATCAGTCGGCGATGACAGACTGAGCGGTAGCGCCCTTATGCCGCGGAACCACGAACAGAGTCGCGCTCGTGATGTTCGCAGCGTTAGACGCGCCGGTGCTCATGCTGATGCAGTCGAAACCGTTTGAAACGTCCATGCACTTGTTCGGGTCAATCTCGAAGATGACGATCTTCTTTTTAACTCCCGCGTCCGTGGTGTAGTTCGCCGCTTCAGCCGGCTTGGTAAACGCATTCGACGCAGCGCAATCGAGGTTTGCCCAAACGCGCGTTACAGCAGTCAGCGCCTTCGAGCCCGTGCCCGCCACGGCCGAGGCCTGAAGCGGAGTGAGCGCGATGGTCGCCGCGTTACCCTGGTCGATGTAGGCCACGATGAACGCACTGACGGCATTCTTGAGCGACAGATAGACGCCGGTACGTCCGGCAGCGTCGGCCTTGGGCTCAAGGAGATGAACCGGGAAGGCCCCTTCGGGAATCTGAATGTTCATTGTGTTAGTCCTTTCCTTGATCCAATTACGACCGGGTGGCCAGCGAGATGAACGGCGAGAGAGTCGCCGAACCGTTCGCGGGAGTGAGCGCCGACTTCCAAGACGGAGCCCCATTGATGCGATACGTGAACCGGAAGGTCTTCTCGTTGTAGAGGAACCTAACGTGAATCGAGTCGGCGATTTCGAGTCCGCCCTTCTTGATGAGGAGATACTCCTTCAGGTTCAGGAAGAGGAAGTCTCCAACCGTGCCGAGGGTCTTGCACTGCTCGACCGGAGTCCCAGGCTTACCGTACAGCGCGTGATAAGGCGCGAGCACGTTAGGCGGAGCCCACATCGGAAGCCCGCCGACGTTCTCGTTACCGGCCACGTTCTTGACCTTGATGTGCAGCTGAGGGAACTGAGTCTCCACGTCCTGGTTATAGAACCACTCCGCGCCCGATCGGAGCTTGGCCGGCATCCGAGCATGCATCTTCATGACGTTCTCAGCGACCACAGTCGCCGCAACCTGCGAGCCTTCCTTCGCCACCGACACAGTAGCGTCGCTGGAGAGAATGCCGAGACACTTGCCAACGCCGTCACCGGTCAAGATTTCGTCGTCGATCGTGTAGGCAAACTCCGAAGCAAACGCCTTGTTGATGACTTCGCCCAGGCTCTGAGCGTCACGCAGGCTACGCTCGGTCGCGTAACATATGGCGTTCAGATCTTCGAGCCGGATCTCGAAACGACCGAACTTCGGCTTGGATGCCGTGACGGTATCGGCCTCGGCCGCGCGGTACACCCTGACACCGCCGAACCGCGAGCCGGTGACTCGCGAGGTTTCGTCGATGTAGGGCGCTTCGAGCCCGTCCGCATCCGCGCCAATATTGATCGTGGTGCACTTCGGGGCAAGTACCGCCTCAGTCATGCCGCGATCAAGGAGCATCGTGGAAAAGTCCGTCCTCACAAGGAAACCGCCCTCGCTAGGAACAGACGTGTTAAGCCCGGACGCCGCGGCCTTGATCGTCGGACCGATGCTTCCGTCTTTCGCGAACGTCGCAACGTCCTGCAGGAACTTGCCGAATCCCAGGATGCGCCGTTCCTCGGCGTGAGCCTTCGCCACTCGGTCGGTAGCGTCTGGCTTCGCTTCGGGCTCGGTAACAGCCTCGGCTCGCTCGCCCTCGATTCGCGCCTGCTCGTGCTTTCGGGTCGCGATCACGCGATCAAGCTTCGCCTGAAGCTCGTCCGCCTTGGCGATCTCCTCAGTCGAAAGCGCGCGCTTGTCTTTCGCGGCAGGCGCAAGGACCTCCGCGTGTTCTCTCTTGATTTCTTCAGCCTGCGCATTAAGCGCAAGCAGCAATGACACGGACATGTTGGACTCCCATTTTTAGCGGGTGCCGAGACTCACCTCGGGTCACCCAAAAGGTAACGCCTTCTGGATTTCCGCAAGGTGGCGACATTGCGTCGCGAGCTCGCGTGTCACTCTCCCGACGAACCGATGTAAGCCGGGGAGCCTAACTAACAGGCTTCTTTTTACTCTAACCGTTTTACGGTTGTCAAGTCTTTTTATCGTTAGCCTCTAACGCGCATTTCCAACAGACGACGCTCGGCTTCGCCATCATAGGCCGGAGGCTCATCAATGGCCGCTTTCATCAACGCAGCTCTGCCCTGAGGAGTCGCCAGCTTTTTGAAAGCCGCCTCGACTGTTCCCACCTTGTCAACCATGCCGGCCGCCAGCGCGTCGGGAGCCGAGAAAACAAGGCCTTTCCCGAAGTTCTCGACCACGGCCGACCTCTCGATTCCGCGCCCGGCCGCAATGTCCCCAGTGAAAAGCCCATACTGATAGTCCACGAGCCTCTGTTTAGCCGCTCGGCCCTCGTCTGACAGCGGAGCGCCGTCTACGCCGTCAGCCTTGTGCTCGCCGGCCGAGATGATCTCCCGCTTTACCCCGGCCTCTTTCTCGGCCTCAGACGTGTCTACGTGCTCGGTATAGACGCCGATTGAGCCGCACAGCCCGGACGGTGGACACACGATCTCATGCGCCGCAGACGCGATCCAGTAGCCTCCAGATAGCGCCGCCTGGGTGAACGCGACCACCGGCTTCGCCTTGCGCCAGTCCATGATTTCAGCGTGCAACTCGGTCAGCCCAAACACGGAGCCCCCCGGAGAGAAGACGTTAAGCAAGATGCCTCGGACGCTAGGGTCAGCCATCGCCTGACGCCCGCGCGAGCGAAGCCCATCTACGCTAGTCCCTCCGAAGACATCCATCATCCAGTGATCTTCGTTGAGCATGATGACGCCGCGGACATTCAGGACCGCGATAGATCCGCCAGGGTCACCGACCGTTTCAGCCGCCTTCGCCGAGGCCTCACGCGCTCTCGAGATGTCCGCCTCGCTCATGGCCTGGACATCCTGCACCAGCTTTCGGTCCAGCGCCCATATCCCGCTTTCGAGCCCGTAGATCATTGCATTAACCCTCCACCTGTAACGCTAGCGCCATCAGGCGCGGTTTGTGAGTCTCCACCCACGATTCTAAAGCAGCGGCACCGCCATCAGTTGCAAGTTTCTGCTGCTGCTTGCAGTACCCCGCCGCCACGTCGTGACTAATTCCAAGCGTTTCCGCAACGTGCGCAGCGTGCCGGCCGTAGAACGAGCCGATAACACGCGACCACTTGTTAGCGTCGGACGCATTGTCCTTAGCCGCAGCAGCCAGCGCGGCCACTTCGACGCCCAGTATCTGACGCGCAAGCGAAGCAGCCAACACACCAGCCCGCGCGAAGTCCTCCGGCACCACCGTAGCGGCCTTTGCTAGCGTCGCCTCGGTTCCGTTAGTCGCCCCAGGAACCGCGGGGAACTTATCGCCGCCAGGAATCGGGTCCCACTCCTCGAGCTCGCGGCATTGATTCGGCGGCATGATGTGCGCATTGACCCCGATCTGATACACCTGAAATCTCTCTAGAGTCTTACCTCGAAGCAAGACGTTGGGATTCTTGCGAACGTACATTTCAAGGTCCGAAAGAAAGATCCGCTCGGACTCATCCTCGAAAAGCTCACAATCAGGGATCACGGTAAACGTGACGAACTCTGAACGCTGCTCCTCGATGCCGGTTCCCCAAGACGTAGACCGTTCTGTCTGCCCGACCATGTGCGGAGGAACGCCGCAAAACGTCGCGATCCCGATAGCGCCTTCCTTATAGGTCTCAAGGAACTGCGCGTCTCGATTGTTGAGCGCGAGAGGTTTGAAGTCCATCCCTTCCCACAACACCGGCACCTTCCCGGCACCGGCCGCGCCGCCGTATTTCTGCTCAAAACTCTCGCCCATTGCGGAAGCAGTCGCGGGCTTCAAAGTTCGCGGATGCACTAACACGCCTGACGGTTTTACGCCCCGACGGAAGAACGCGCCCGCGTGACTCTGAGCGCTAAGGCTCATGCCCAAAGTCTCGCGCGCCGCGTCGATAAGCCCCAGTCCCATCGTTCCGCCCGGTGACCACGCCTGCAAGTGCCATACGTCAACGTCTTCGACAAGCGGCACCGGAGCCCCTGTATCGCGCTGGTACAGGTAGACAACGCTCCCCGATGTCGTGACTTTCCTAGTGACCTTCGAAGGGTCGAGACGCACCAGCCAAAGATCGCGACCTTGCATCGTGATCTGAAGATATGCGTTACCGGCAAGCATCAGGTCTACCGCCACCTGACGCCAAAGGACAAAGCTAGACATGCGAGGGTTAGGCCGGCGCAGCGCGCGCGCGAACGGATGATCAGTAACTTCAGACCGCGTACCGTTACCGCGACGGTACACCTTCGCCGGCAGCATCGCGAATGCATTCGCGCGCAAACTCACGCATCGGTAGAACGTCGCCACGTTGAGCGCCGAGTCTCGAGTTACGCTAGCGCCTGAACTTGACGTGTTGCCCCACGGGAACGAAGCCGCCTCGCCATAGTAACGATCGTCGAGAGGGTTTAGCGCAAACAAGCCAGAGACGGGCGTCCGAAGCGCTCGCACCATGTCATCCCATACGCTCATTTATCACCGTCCCCTTTCCCAGGCGCGGCCGCACCGGCCAGAAACAGCACGCCCGCGACTATGTACGCTGCGGGAGGATACCAAAGCCACGCGCCGTAAACTGTTAGAGCCATCCCGAGCAGAGTAAAGAACAGGTTCACCATGCCTCTATCTGGCCTCCATTACGCTCATAGATCGACTGTCCGCCAACGCCTTCGGCTATCGCATCAATGCGAGCCTGATTGGCAAGGATCGCAGCCACCGCCGCGTCAATCTTGTTGGCGGAGTTCTTCTGTTCCTTGACTACGACGTACATCCGCTCGCCGCGATCGTTACGCTTCCCGATCGGCAAGCGATGACAGTTTCCGACGTGGCGAATCAATCGCTCGTCACCGTCGTGGTGTATCTCTCCGCTCTTGATCGCCGAGTCAAACGCATCCACTGCCAGAGACATCTTGGCCCATTGGTTAGTATGCCACTTGATGACGCGATCGGAGCCATACGTCGCTTCCCATTGCGCAACCGTCTCCTCCCACTTAGGAGGGTCGGCGTAGAAGCGCCATACGTTCCACTGATCGAACGCCAAGCGAACCGAAGCGTTCACTTCTTCGGCCGACACTTCCCAATTGTCAGAGGCCTCTAGATCGCTGTCCGGTTTCTCCCAAAGCCCGACAACCACCTGAAGACCCGTCAGGATTTCAGTTGCAATGATCGCCGTCCCGTCTTCGCGCCGCGAACCGTCGAAGGCGAGCACTATGTCAGCCTGTGGCGGTATCGTCGCGCCCTTACGGGTAAGAGCGCGGAAAGTGTCAGCGTTAAACGCGCGTTCCGTCGCCTGTCTCGGCTGATTTAGCCACACTCGCCGGAGATACTCGCGGTCTGCCTTCGGGTCCTGGAACGCTGCGACGATAGCCTCAACGTCACCGATCGGCGATGGGCCAGACGCTTCGTCGATAGCCTTTCGTAGATTGGCCTCAATGATGTTCCCCTTCTCGTCTTCAATCTTGATCGCGTCATCAGCCTGGATGTGAAAGAAGAACAGCTTCGAGTCCTTTATCTTGCCATCGCGCACGGCCCGCGCGTAATCCATAGTCCGCTCTGCGACGGACATTTCCCCGGGCGCGTAACACGTCGTGAGTTCGAGAGTCCATGCATCCGAAGCGTAGCGCTTAGGGATATTCCCGAGCATCGTTTCATGAGCCTTGCGAAGCTTTGGCGTAATCATTCGATGTGTTTCATCGAACAGCTGGAACGTGGTGCGCGCCCCGTCATTCCCGCCCGGCGAACTCGCAAGGCTAACCATCTTTCCATCCCCGCTCACGCGCATGATCCGCTCAAGCCCCAGGTCGAAGACCCCCTGCAAGGCCCGCGACTCTTGGACGATCACATAGGCAGCGCGGAAAGCAAGCTCGTCAGACTGCTCCTCGGTGTAAGCCACCATCGGGATAAACGGATCAGTCACTGGCCCGCCGATCGGATCACCCTTCCGCGTCCACCCTGACACGCGCACCGGAGCCTCAGGATGTAACTCCGCGAGCGCCAACATCGCGCCGAGCTCAGTCTTAGCCCATCCCTTGCGAACCGACAGACCGGCACGCTTGAACCTGCGACGGCCGGCCAGCTCGTGCTCTTTTGGATGAACCTCGTACAGCCGCGCAATGAGTCCCTTCTTCTCCGTGCTCAGCTTGAGCGGTTTCCCGCGAAGGTCTCCCGGCCCGTAGACCAGATGAGCCTCCATCCACTCAGCGAGTTCCATCCCTAGCGATGGCCACCGCCTGATCTTGGGGTCCTTCGGGATTTCGAATTTCACTAGTGGATCTCATCCAGTGCGTCACGCGGATCAGCCATCGGCCGAGACGATGTAACAGCCCGCTCTCGCTTCGCCGGCTCGGGAGCCTTGATCGTCCAGTTTAAGCGCCGCCGATCGAACGGAGTCAGCCCAAACGGAGACAACGCCCGCAATACCGCCACTGAACCCTGGACTGATGGCTCCTTGAGGAACGCTTCCAAGCCGTGGAACGCGATGACGAGCGCGTAGTAATCCTCCTGCGCGTACTCACCAGACAGCGGCGATTTCCATATCGCTTCCCACATTTCACGCGCGAATGGCGACCATTCACCGGGCGGGAGAGTCCCCTTCTTGAGACCCTGAAGCTCGATCTTCGCCGCAGTCGAGACCTTATTTCGCCTCTGACGCACGGCAGGGTGCTTCGGAGGCCGCCCGATCATGAGCCCCACCCCGGTTTCGTAC